TTTTAGTTGTAGAGGATGACGATAATACTGAGATAAGTCTTTTAGGCGGCAGCTCTTCTCTTCTTGCCATTAACTTTGGACACAGCGGTGATGCAGACGATGGTATGATAACTTACAACACCACCTCTGGTTCTGAAATGATGGGATTCAATGTCGATGGTGGCGTGGTTGCTATGAATTTGACTGCTGGTGCTACTGTATTTAACGAAGGTTCTGCTGACATGGACTTCCGTGTTGAGTCTAATGCTAATACTCACGCAATTTTTGTAAATGCAAATGATGAAAACATTGGTTTTGGAAATCAAATTAACATTACTCAAAACGGTATGTATATGCACATTGATGCTAATAATGCACATATGGTTATAGCAAACTTAGATGATGACGATGATGTACCACTTTTAAAATTAAATAGACAAAGTGCTGATGGACGCTTAATATATTTCTTACAAGCAAATTCTTTAGAAGGGTCGGTAAGTGTATCAGGAAGCACTGTATCTTATAATGGTTTTGCTGGACGACATGAAAGTTCAGGCATACCTACAAACACCGCAGTAGGAACAGTGCTTAGTACTATAGATGAATTAGATACATACCCTGCTACTACTAAGAATGAAGCTCTTGAGGCAATAACACATCCAAAAGCAGGTCAAGCAAGAGCAGACCACGCAAAAGTAAAAGTCTCTGATTCAGTAGGCGATAAACGGGTCTACGGAGTAGTTAATGAGTTTGATAGTGATGAAAAAGTTTATGTTACTTCAGTAGGTATCTCACCAGTTAAAGTAACAGGTGCTTGTGCAGGGGGTGACCTTATTGAAAGCAATGGTGATGGCACAGCTAAAGTACAATCAGATGATATTATAAGAAGTAAAACAATAGGAAAAGTAACAATAGGTAACAGTTCTTCAAGTGTAAAACTAGTATCTTGTGTATTATATTGCGGATAAAGGAGCATAAACAATGGCAATAACAACAACGTGGAGCGTCAACGATATGACGCATAAAGACTCAGACGGGGGTGTATTCCTTGTCTACTGGTTACTAGTCGCGACTGACGGTACGTACTCAGCACAAGAAGGTGGCAAGCTACGATGCACTGCTGATCCTTCTGCAGCAGACTACATTGCATATGCAGACCTAAAAGAAAGTGACGTTCTTGGCTGGGTATATGATAGCCTTAAAGAAGGTGATGAAACTGTCGCTGAAGCTAAAAAACGTATTGAAGATGAACGCACAGCAAAAGTGCAGGGTCGGATAGATCGTGCCGCTGCCAACTCATCTGGCGTACCTTGGTAATAACTTAACTTAACAAAAGGGAGAAGAACCATGACTAAGAAAAAAGAAGTACAACAAGAGAATGTCGTTAACATTGACGGCAAAGGATACAAAGACGCTGACTTAAACCAGCAACAAAAGTATCTTATAGCGCAACTAAAAGACTTAGGAACACAAGCTGGTAAACTTAGAGCTAATTTAGATCAAGTACAAAGAGCTTCAGATAGTTTCCAAAAGGATTTACTAGAGTCTTTTAAAGAAGTGTCTGACGAGAACTCTGAAGAAGCTAAAGCAAGTTAGGATTAACAATGGCAAGAACTGTAGTGCAAGCTCACAACCGCATAGATACGATTGAACCTAAGATTACTAAACTAGAGACTGAAAATCACATTCAGTTTAAAGAAGTGTTTTACAGGTTAAAACGTTTAGAGGTGTTTTTAGTGGGTGGGCTTGGCGCTACTATTGCCATGCTAGTGAGTATATTACTTAAAATGGGATAAATAATGAAACTTAAAAAAAGAACTGCATTTGGCTGTTTTCTCGCAACTTTTATTATAGTTGTTTATTTGTTTTACGCGTCTATGACTAGTGCGGAGACTACGCTACCACCTTGTGACAGTACTACTAATAGCAATTGTATAGAAACAAACAGTACTACAAACTCTACAACTGATTCTACTATTACCAGTACAACTACTGTTAAGTCTCCACCCCCCTCTGCTATAGCTCCAAGCATTAACTCGTCTAGCTCAGATACGTGTCATATAAGCGTAGCGGGGGCTGTGCAGACACAAATACTAGGAATTTCTGCTGGTAAAACAGTACGAGATTTAAACTGCGAAAGACTAAAAAACGCCAAGGTTATGTATGACATGGGGCTAAAAGTAAGTGCTGTTGCAATAATGTGTCAGGACAAAAGAATTCACCTCGCGATGGCAAATTCTGGAACCCCATGTCCAATCAACGGTCTCGTGGGAGATGCAGCTAAAACGGAGTGGGAAAACAACCCACAGCTTGTACCTGGGTATGTAGCTGGAAAAAAGGAGGATTGGGATGAAGATGATGTCAACACTGCCAAAGGTGCTGCTGGCATTGGTGGTCTTTTCTTGGCCTTATTACTGCTTCTCTGAAAATATCTACGGAAATACAGAGAACGCTGCTTCTAAAGCTCACACATGGGCAATGAATAACCTGTTACCTAGCCAAACTGGCTTAACAGTCGAGGGTATATTTCACCGATACACACTTACAAAAGATGCAACAAAAGACTCTACTGTGTCTATTACTAATAAAAAAATAAATGGTGATGGTTATATATACGAGTACATTGATGACTGGAATAAGATTCCTGGGGGTACTAAAGTTACCTACGATGCAGTTCCTTCTACGCTTGGTAATTTGTTTGGTAATGGAGAGATTAAAGTAACAGGAGATGGGTCACTATCCGATGTAACTATACTTTATCATTATAAGTTTGATCCGTGTCATACACCACTCAGCGACCCAACATGTCCAGATTTTCAAAGCGCGTTGTATCAATATTTACTCGACAATAACTTGTTAGATGCGCCTAACGTCGAAGATCCTTTTTACAACCAGTGGGTACAAATACAGTTAGATGAACAAGCAGAAACAGAAAAACAAGAGGCTGTGGAAGTCCAAGAGGAAGAAGAAAACGAAGAGTTAAGCGTCGAAGAAATACTTTCTGTAGCAGGAGCCGCAGAAAAAATTGCAGACCCTATGCAACAGTTAAATATGATGCAGCAGATAGCTGCTATAGGAAAACTTGAACTATATTACAATACTGTTATAGATGGTGGTGTATACAAAGATAATTTAATAATAAATGGCGGTACTATAGAGGACAATTTTAACGGTCTACGAAACTTAGCCCAAGATAGCGTTCACAGAGGTATCGTCCGTTCTCAATACGATGACTAACAACGGAGATAATATGATTAAAAAAATAACACCTATACTATTTTTTCTGTCAGCCACTTGTGCTTGGGCAGTAAATTCGCCGATTAATGGTTTAGTACAAGCTAACTGTTCTATATATACCACAACACCAGGTGAGTACGGAAATCCATCACCTTGGAAACTGTCTACAACCGCTTCTGACGGTGGTGTAGAAGCAATCATAAGAGTAGATATTGCTGCCGCAGACTACTACAAAACAAAGTTTACTCACCCGAACAGCTTTAGCTCATCACCTACTTTAACTGACGGCGTAGCGTGGACAGGAAGCACAACAGTCAGCTCTCATTCTGTTTCTGGTATGTCAGCTTATGAAGCCGCTAAAGTTGTTGTTTCCAACACCACAACGTACAATATGACGTTGGCTGGTTCAACTTGGTTTAAGGTAGCGTCAACTGCTTCTTACGGTTCAGCGGATAATACTGCACTGCCCGCAGGTAACTATACCGCACTGATTGTTGCAGAATGTATAGCAAAGTAGCATTAATTTTTATGTTGCTTGGGTTTCAAGCCCACGCGCATGAGATGACACCTGCATACCCCAAGTTTAAGTTGTCGTATATTAACGGGGTGTCGGTTGCTAAAATGTCTCTTTTTAACAGGCGAAGTGAAATTTCTTATTTTGAGATCGGTGTGTTTACTAAAGATTGGAAAGAAATACCATTTGCGGCAACGTCAAAACTTATAAAGGTGCGTTACACTAAACGATATCCATTCGAGGTGTATGTGCGAAATGAAGACTTAGACAGAGTACAATATATCTGTACAATTTCAAAAATACTTAAGGGAGAAGAGCCTATTAGCCAAATAGCGTCAAGAATATGTTCTAAGGTTAAATAATGAAACTATGGTTATACATTTTAATTATTATGTCAGTAACGGGTTGCACATGTACGTTTGCGTTTGCTGATAGCACAAGTAACTCATTAAGTTTATCCCTTCCTAACTCTGGAAATAATTATCAATCAGACCAGTTTAGAGCTGGTGATTTAGATTGCAGTAACGCCATAGGATCTGCCACTAATATTGAATTTGGCTTAACATCTATTATTCAGGGCGGTACAGTGGATAACAGTAGAAAGACTGGTGACATTGGTATTTATGGTAGAATTACTATACCGTTAGGTAAAAGAGTTAAATCGAGAATAAATTGTAACAGGCTTTATGAGTTGGAGTTACAGAAGAAACAGTTAGAAGTAATGAAGTTAAGGCAAGAAATTAATAAGTTACGGGAACTAGCATTCGAGTAAGGAGAAGATTATGGCTGAAATGGAGGTAGGCGGTGTAAAGTTTTCTGGCTTTGGCAAGATCGGTATTGCAGTAACAGTATTAAGCACATTAGCAGGGTCGGCGTATGTAGGTTATGAGTTTTACTTTGATTATCTTGACCTACGGGAAGTGGTGCAAGAAATAGACATTGATGAGATTAAAGCTCAGAACGAGTTAGTTCTAACAAAGCTTGATGATGCTATTGTCTACACCAGAGACATTAAAAACAACCTTCGAGATGATTTGTTCAAACTAGAAGGCTACATTGATAAGTTAGAAAAGAAGATTGAAACATCTTCAGAACGTATAAAAACTACACAAGGCTCTATAGACTTAGTATTAGAAGATGTTCTTAACCAGATGAATGAGCTACAGAAAGACGTGACATCTGCAATAAGAGAAGTTGAAACTTTAAATAGGGAGACAGAGAAGGATGTTCGTGATACAATGCGAGAAGTAGAAAAAAGAATAGAACAAGACATGACTAAGCTTGAAGACAAACTAAACGAACGTTTGCAAGAAGCATTAGATAATCCTTTGTCAAATTAATTAAATTAGTGTATATAATAGTTATGTTTAACAAACAGGAGTAAAACACATGAAAAATAAATGGATATGGATTGCTGTAGGTTTGATAATATTTGCGGGGATTATTTTTTATGGAACAAGTTCTTCGATGTGTAAACCACCTTGTCTTTAAATGAGCAAAGAACTTACCGCGCAACAAAAGAGTACAATGGCTTGGCGTTGGACGGCATTAATACTATACCTTCTTATATGTTTTTATGATTTTATGTTCTGCCCTATATGGTACGGACTTAATAGGCCAGATATTTCACAGTTTATGGAGATAATAAACGCTACAACAGAGCCCATGATTCAAATGGAATTGATGAAAAAGCTGACTGGGCAGCACAGTCCCTTCACACTGATGGGTGGAGGATTGTTTCATTTAGCTTTTGGGGCTATACTAACAGGATCTGCATTTTCAGGCAAAGGATAAGAGATGGCTAAAAAATTACAGAAAGACAGTAAATACGCATTAGCTGATGCTGATGGAGACGGAATCGTCACGGACGAAGAGATGGATCGCCATGCTATGTGGGTTAGGCTGGAGAACGAAGACAAGCAAGCCGACACACAAAGGTTAATGGCTTGGATCTCAATGGGAGTTAGTATCGTTACGGTTATCATTTTATTGACCCCAATAATAAACATAACTAGAATGGAAAGTGCCTCTGGGTTTTTAAATACTTTTCTTGTAGCACAAATGGGTGTAGTACTAGGTTTTATGGGGGCTACGGCTCTGAGCAAAACAAAAATGAAATAATAGGAGGATAACATGCTATCATTACTTGGCGCGGCGCTTGGTTTCGGAACCTCTGTCATTCCGTCTATTATACAGATTTTTACGCAGAAACAGAAAGATGCTCAAGAGCTTAAAATGCTTGAGGCGAAGGGTAAGTACGCTGCACAGCTATCTTCTTTAAAATTAAATGAGTTAGATGTTAAAGCAGACATTGCAGAATCCGAAGGTATATATAAAAGTATGGCGGCAGCTAACGCTAAGTCTGGCTTTGCCGCTGCTCTAAGTGGTTCTGTACGCCCCGTAGTAACATATTTATTTGTAGGTCTTTTCTTGCTAGTTAAAATAACAGGGTTAATGCAAGCACTAAGTACTGGTATCAGTTTTGACGCAGCGCTACAGGCCGTGTGGAATGACGACACAAATCTTTTATTTACTTCTATAATATCATTTTGGTTTGGTTCTCGACAGTTCGCTAAAATGAGGAACAATAAATGAGACAGAACTTTGAACAGTGCATGGGTTGGTTGCTGGAACACGAAGGGGGTTATGTAAACCACCCCAGTGACCCTGGAGGAGAAACTAACCTCGGTGTAACACGCGCAGTTTACGAACAATATGTAGGTCGGCAAGTTATGGATGGTGAAATGAAGGGTCTTACTCACGACGACGTTTACCCTATATACAAAGAAAACTATTGGGATAGACTCCGTGGAGACGATCTTCCTTCTGGGGTTGACTGGAGTTGCTTCGATTGGGGTGTGAATAGCGGGACAAGTCGTGCAGCTAAAGCATTGCAACGTATTGTAGGTGTAGAACAAGACGGTGGCATAGGGCCAATGACACTGCAAGCTGTATTAGAAGTTGAGCCAACAGAAATAATAGAACAAATGCACCATATGCGCGACGGATTTTATAGAGACCTTAGTACCTTTGACACGTTTGGACGTGGGTGGATAAGAAGAAACGACGAAACAAAGGAGCAAGCTTTAAACTTGCTAGATTAAAACTGTATTGGATTAGACATGCCTCTAAAAAAACTGCTACTAAAGCCAGGAGTTAACCGCGAAAATACTAGGTATACTAATGAAGGCGGTTGGTATGAGTGCAATAACGTTCGATTTAGGCAAGGAACCCCTGAAAAAATTGGCGGTTGGACTCGTATATCAGAGGCAACTTTTCTAGGTATTGCACGTTCTTTGTGGAATTGGATTACTTTGGGTAGTCAAAACTTGATTGGTATAGGTACACACTTAAAATTCTACATAGAAAACGGCGGTGGGTATAACGATATAACACCTTTACGTGCAACTACTTCTGCAGGGGATGTTACGTTTACCGCATCGGCAGACCAATTAAACGGCGCTATAGATGCCGATGACACCACAATAACCATAGATGATACTACAGGATTTCCTACTTCGGGTAAAATTATAATAGACAGTGAAGTTATAGATTATTCGGCTATAAGCAGTAACACGTTTACAGGTTGTACACGAGGCGCATCCTACCTTGTTTCTGGCACATCTACTAGTACTACTGCAGCTACACATAGCGATAATGCAACTGTAAACTGTTTTACTATAGTCGTTACGGACAGTAGTCATGGCGCAGAAGTTAATGATTTTGTTACTTTTAGCGGGGCTGCCGCACTAGGCGGTAATATAACTGCTGAAATACTTAACCAAGAGTACCAAATACTTAACATTGAAGACGCAAACAAATACACTATTACAGCAAAAAGCTTTAACTCTGATACTATAACTAACGCTTTATATACAAATATTGCGGCTACGAGTTCTGATTCAGGAAACGGTGGGGGTTCTGTTGTAGGTGCTTACCAAATAAACACAGGCGCGTCATCTGCTAACCCTCTTGTTGGTTGGGGTGCTAGTGGTTGGGGTTCTGGTGCTTGGGGACAAGGTATTTCAGACACAGAAACTTTACGTATATGGTCACAACAAAACTTTGGTGAAGACTTGATATTTGGGCATAGAGACGGCTCAATTTTTTACTGGGACGCTTCAGGTACGTTAACTACCCGTGCGGTCTTATTGTCTAGTAAAGCAGGAGCTTCAGACGTACCAACAGTACAAAACTCTATACTTGTATCAGATATTAGTCGGTTTGTGTTTTGTTTTGGTGCTAATGTGCTCGGTTCTGCTACAAAAGATCCTATGCTTATCCGTTGGTCTGACCAAGAAGATGCTACAAATTGGACTCCTGCAGCTACAAATCAAGCGGGTAGTTTACGGTTATCTCGTGGTACAGAAATAGTTACCGCTTCTCAAGGACGCCAAGAGGTTCTTGTTTGGACAGACTCTTCTCTTTATTCTTTGCAGTATGTTGGAGCAGGGTCGGGTGTATGGTCAGCTACGCTTGTCGGCGAGCAAACTTCTATAACTTCACAAAATAGTGTGGCTTATGCTAACGGTGTATCTTACTGGATGGGTAAAGATAAATTTTATAAGTATGATGGTAGAGCTCAACCGCTTCCTTGTGACTTACGTAAACATGTATTTACAGACTTTAATACTTTACAATATAACCAAGTGTTTGGGGGGAGTAACGAAGCGTTTCACGAAGTATGGTGGTTCTATTGTTCTTCAGGCGCATCTAGTATCGATAGGTATGTGGTGTATAATTATTTAGAAGACATATGGTATTATGGTTCTATGGCGCGTACCGCATGGTTAGATTCTGGTTTAAGATCTTTCCCGTTAGCCGCTACTTATAACTCATTACTTGTAGATCACGAAAACGGTATTGATGACAATGAAACAAGCACTGCCGCTGCAATATCTGCTTTTATAACCTCGGCTGAATTTGATTTAGATGATGGACATCAATTTATGTTAATGTCACGGGTACTACCCGATGTTTCTTTTGAGGGGTCTACGGCTGATAGTCCTGTTATAGACATGACATTCTTTCCATTAAATTCTTCTGGTTCTGGTTATAATTCACCCACATCAGAAAGTGGTGTAAATACAGGCGCGGTTACCCGTAGCGCTACTTCTCCCGTTGAAGTGTATACAGAACAAATACATACAAGAGTTCGTGGTAGGCAAATGTCAATGAAAGTAGAATCTAGTGCCACAGGAGTGCAGTGGCAATTAGGCGCTCCTAGAGTTGATCTACGTGCAGATGGGAGGCGTTAATGGCTGATCAGTATACAGTAGAGTTTCGTGCGCCAGCGTTACCTTACCCGCCTAAAGAATACAGCGCTGCAGAGTTTGAACAATTTAACAAAATTCTGCGTTTATATTTTAACCAATTAGACAGTGTACTGCGGGATACTTCTTTAGCAGATAAGTCTGATGCAGTTGGGTGGTTTGTAGGTTAATGGCAAATACTTATACAAACGCAAAATTAGACTTAACAGCAACGAGTGTTACTACGTTGTACACTTGTGCAGCAGCGACAACGGCTATTGTTAAGTCTATTGTTGTATCAGAAGACTCTGGCAATGCTGACACTATAACTTTAACTTTGACTAATGGCAGCGATGTGTATAGTTTATTTAAAACTAAGTCAGTATCAGCAAATGGTACTGTAGAGCTGTTAACTGCACCGTTGGTAGTGCAAGCGACCGAAATACTAAAAGTTACCGCTGCTACAGCGAATAGGCTACATGTGGTAGCTAGTATACTTGAGATAACTTAGGTGAATTATGGAAACTATTGATAGCAACCAAGAAAAAATTGCCCCAGGTCAGGTTATATCTATTGCAGCAAAACAACTACAAATAGATGATGTACCTTTAGAAGCTATGTTAGGTTCTGTTGCTAAAGAAGCGTCAATGGAAAATGCTGATTTAGTGCAAGTTGGAAACACAGTATTTATTGGACATATAGGCAAAGGCGCAAACAAAACTAAAATGGTAGGACGCGCGTTTAATGTCGATACAGGGCGAAATTTTATTAAAAATATGTTAAATTATTTAGGATATCTCCAAACAAAAAACATTACTCATTACTCTTCTCAATTTACAGGGGAAACTTACTTGCCAGCAATGCGTATGTTAGAGAAAAAACTAACTAATACAGATTCAAAGATTGCCGTAGGACGTAATCAAGAAAATCAATATGTAGTTTTTATTAACATAGGTAAAGAACCTTTAAAGGTAGGAGTGTAATATGTCTTTTATAGCAAAGGCTATTTCAAGTGTTTTTGATTTTGTAATAGGCGTAGTAGAAGACGTTATAGATTTTGCTGTTGAAGAAATTATACAGCCTGTAGCAAAGACTATTGGAAATGTTGTAGACGCTATAGTAGAAGATCCTATTGCTACAATCGCTTCTATCGCGGCTACAGTAACAGGTAACGCATGGGCTATTCCACTTATCAATGGCGCAGATACACTTGCAAAAGGTGGTGATTTTGGAGATGCACTTAAATCAGCAGCGGTAGGGTGGGTTGCACCTAAAGTTGGGAGCTATGTCGCTGGCGCTGTCACAGGCGCAACAGGTAGCACTGTTGCAGGGAGTATTGCAGGAAGTACTGCAAGTAGTGCAGTTAGGGGTAATGACTTAAAAACAGCACTTTTAGGTGGTATAAGCAGTGAAATATCTTCTGCGGCTACAAATACTATTAAGAATAATTTACCTTCTAGTGCGGGGTCATTTGAGTTTACTGAAAATACTGAAGCGGCACTTAATAAAGGAATTAAAGCTTATATAGACTCAGGTGGAAATATTAGCGAAGCAGCTATGATAGCTACGACTGCAACGTTAACAGGGTTTATTAAAGAAAGCAGTAATTTTGACGGTGATATAACTGACGGATTAATTAATGCTACAATTGCTGGCCTTAAAGGAGGAGACGCTTTAGGCGCGTTTAATAGCACTCTTAACGCCGCAGGTGTAAAAGATCTAAACGCAAAAGTAGACTCTTTAATAGAAGTTGCAAGAAAGTCTAAATATTTTGATATATATGGAGGGGAACACGGCTCTGCTGACGGTGCAAATAAGGCAAATAAAAAAGCTTTAGATGACTATAACACGGCAAAAAGAAACAACGACGCTGCTGGCGGGGAGAAATATAAAAACGCTGTAGAGAACCGAGTAGACAAGGATTTAGATGCAAAGGATAAAGAATTTCGTATTGCTGAAGCAAAAAGACTTAATGACGAAAGAGCCACCGCTGCATCAGACGCACGCCTTATAGCTTTAGCAAAAGCCACAGAAGACGCCGAAGAGTTTATAGGTACTTATAGCATTGCTAATAAAGTAGCGGCTGAAAAAGCTGCAATCGAAGAAGCTAAAATAGCTGAAGAAGCTAGACTTGAAGAAGTTAGAATTGCAGAAGAAAAAGCCGCCGCTAAAGAAGCTGAACGTGATAGAATTAGAGAAGCTGAACGTGTTAGAATAGCTGAAGAAGCTGAAGAAGCTAGACTTAATAAAATTGCAGATGATAAATTAATAGAAGAAGCTAGAGTAGCTGAAGAAGCTAGACTTAATAAAATTGCAGATGATAAATTAATAGAAGAAGCTAGAGTAGCTGAAGAAGCTAGAATTGCAGAAGAAAAAGCTGCGGCTAAAGAAGCTGAACGTGATAGAATTAGAGAAGCTGAACGTGTTAGAATAGCTGAAGAAGCTAGAGTAGCTGAAGAAGCTAGACTTAATAAAATTGCAGATGATAAATTAATAGAAGAAGCTAGAGTAGCTGAAGAAGCTAGACTTAATAAAATTGCAGATGATAAATTAATAGCAGATGCTGAAGCTGAACGTGTTAGAGTAGCTGAAGAAGCTGAAGCAGCTAGACTTGAAGAAATTAGAATAGCAGAAAAGAAAGCTGAAGCTGATAGATTAATAGCAGAGGCAGAGGCAGCTTCAACTGCAGAAGAAGACACAGCAGCTATTACAGGTGACGACGTTAGTGACGCTAGTGAGTTTGAAGGTGTAGATACCGATACCGATGCTGATGCGCTAGAAGATCTTGATACAACTGCTGCAGATACGGATACATTTGCAGATGAGTTTGTAGGTGTAGATACCGATACCGTTACCGATGCTGATACTATTGAAGATCTTGATACAACTGCTGTAGATACTGATACATTTGCAGATGAGTTTGTAGGTGTAGATACCGATACCGTTACTGATGCTGATGTGTTAGAAGATCTTGATACAACTGCTGTAGATACGGATACATTTGCAGATGAGTTTGCAGGTACTGACTCCGTAGCAAACATGGAAGCTGCTGAGGCTGAGGCTGAGGTTGATACAGTTACTGATGCTGATACTAATACTACTACAGATACTAATCCGCGGTTAGGGTATGAAAGTTACCAAGACATACTTAATACGGTTTTAATTGATGGAAGACCTTCCGCTACTTTTGTTAACGATGATGGAAGTGTAACCATATCTGGGTCAGAAGAATATTATACTGACAAGGGTAACCCATTTTATGAGTTAAATTTAGTGCCTATAGGTGAAAGCAACTATAATTTAGATAACCTTTTATCTAATCAAACCTCAGAGTTAATGGATACTTACAAAAACGATCTTGGAAGAGGCGCAGATACTACCACAGATAATTATTTAACAGGTATAGAAGCTTATGCGTTAAGTACAAATAATGCAGAGTTAGCGGAGTGGGCAAGAGAAGCAAAAGATAAATTTCAATTTGAAGGGGCATCCGCTACAGAAGAATTTATAAACAAAGGCGCAGGCGCAAATTATAATTGGTCTAAGTTAGATAATGCTGTTTTAGAACAAGGTGCAAATATTGTAGCCTCGGTACTTGCTAGATTTGCACTTGCAGCAGGCGGTACAGCAGTTGGAGGGCCAGCAGTTGGGGCTACTTTAGGGTTTGTCGGCCCTGCGGCTGTAGAAGGACTGCAAATAATTGGCCCTATAGCTATGGCTCAAGCTAGAAAAAATGGTCGGGAAGCACCAAACGCCGCTGATTGGTCTTTTGCCACAGGAGGCGCTGTCGCTAGTGGTGTGTTAAATTCGGCGGCCTTTATGGGCAAAGCTATACCTGGCGCTGTAGCTGAATTTATGACAGAAACAGCACAAGAAGCCGTAGAAGATTATGCGAGCACAACAAGTAGTTTGTTTGATAGTGAAGCGTTTAAAGATTTAGGGCCAAACATAAAAACTTATCTTGGCGCAGGTTTTATAGGTGGTACAACTACTGTTGCTATATCAACACCAGTGGCAGCCGCAGCGTATGTTGCTAATAACTCAAACGTCAGCGCAGATACTGATACATTTGCAGATGAGTTTGTAGGTGTTGATACTGACACCGTTACTGATGCTGATACTATCGGAGATCTTGATACAACTGCTGTAGATACGGATACATTTGCAGATGAGTTTGTAGGTGTAGATACTGATACCGTTACTGATGCTGATACTATCGGAGATCTTGACACAACCGCTGTAGATACTGATACATTTGCAGATGAGTTTGTAGGTGTTGATCCAGTTATTGATACTATTGAAGATCT